TTCTCACCAAGTTCCTCATTTTCTGGAATCTGAGCGACGGCATCTTTGATAATTTTTGAAGCTAAAGGAAGTAAAAATGCGAGCATAATGAACCTCAGTTCTACACACTATATATTCTCCAAAAACTCCTTAAATGTCTTTTTCTTTCCTTGGCAGTGTGCTCTCTGAGAAAATCCCTTGGGATTGTTACAATCAATAGACTTCTTATACTTATCACTCCAGCCTTCATTCATCTTCTTAGTCTTCTTTTTCATCATATTGATGTATTTTCTGAAGACTGCTGCTTCTGAAGTTTTACCCATTTCTCTTGCTCTCTGTTCCATAGCAACTGCTGCCTGGATTTTGTGAGCATGAGATCTTGATGAATTGCGAATCTTAGTAACAGATGCTTTAGCAGTTGCAACATCCTTAAATCCTAAACCATGAATAGTTCCTTTGGGATTCTCATCAGTATAAAGATCAGAATGTTTCTTAGAATTGGCGGGTTGTCCCTTCTTTCTAGGAATACGTGGATTATCTTCTTCAGGAAGAGGGCCACGCTCTGCACTTAACTTGGCAGCGATAGCCATATCTCTTCTTTTTTTCTTAGACTTGCCTTTAAACTGGGGTGCCTTGGACTTATAAAAGTCCTTAATGACATCCCCCATATCGTCCTTCTTTAGATCTAAAGGCATCAGTCTGCCCTGGTTGCACCACCAGGCCCCTTACGTGGAGAGGCGTATGCATCTGCCATTTTTTGAGCATCAGTTCTGGTGTCTTTCTCAGGAGTGTCTTTAGGAATACCAGCAACTGCTTTTTTATTTGCTGCTTTTTTCTGCTCAGGAGACATTCTATTATACTTCTGAGAGATTTTCATCTGATCAGCAACAGACATCTCTTCGCTCATACGTTTTGCAACAGCGAGTGCTCCTTTTTTGATTCTATCCTTAAGACTTCTTTTTGCAACTTTAGGGGCATCAGCAACTCTCTTCTTAGCAGTGGCAGCAGCACTCTTTACTTTATTCTTAACAGCAGATCCAGCGAATGCAACATCAACTGCCTTGTTTACTGCTTTCTTTTGAAGTTTACCAGCAACTTCACCCGCCTTTCTCTTCATGAACTTAAGGCGTCCCTTTGCTCTCTTCATCATCTCTGCTCTTTTGAGTTTAGCAGCAGCTGCTTTAGATGACTTCACAGCAGAGTCATAGTAACTATCACTTACTTCATTAAGTTGCTCAGTCAGAGCAAACTCAATCGCATCCTCAACGTCATCCTCAGAGTATCCTTCTTCAATCAGTTCATCATATACACTCTCAACAATGGTATCAAGTTCATCATCTTCGACTGCTTCAATCAAAGAACCTCCAATTTCTTCGATTGCTTCACCAAGTTTAGGATTGATTTTTACCTTATTGTTTACCTTTTTCTCTTTGATTGGTTTATCTGCCTCATCTTCATCCATCACTTCAATGAGATCAGTTCTCCAATTAGAGAAACCCTCCATTTTAGCACCTGACTTATGTCTGGTTGTGCCTGCAGAATCAACATAAGTTTCTCTCTCCTTTCTTGGAGAAACATAACCAACACCAGGAACTACACCAGTCTTTCCTGCAGCGCGAGCAGCATTTCTTTCTGCTGCTCTTTGTGCTGCTCTCTTACGATTTCTATCGTAAGAACTCATCGCTTCATCAACTTCTACTTCTTCTTTTTTGTACTGAGGATGATCATCCATCTTCATACCACGCTTCTTCTCAAGACGTGCCTTACGCTCAACAGTTCCCTTCTCAGGATCTACATCACGGACACCTTCCTGCATCTCAAGTTCTTCTTTGCGAGTCTTCATCGCTTTAGCAATTGCCTTACGACGCTTCATCAGATAAGAATCAGTGCTGTCCTTCTTACCGTCATTATTGACATCGCCATCTTCCTTACCGACAGGATCAAGTCCCTCTTTCATCTTAGCACGCTTAGCAGCTGCCTTCGCTAACAGACGCTCCTTAGCAGCCTTTTGTTCGTCCTTAGGAATGTTGAACATATCGCGATCAGTCTTCAACTTTTCCTTGGGAGGTTCAATCTTGTATGATTCACGCATTTTTAAGTATACCTCTGAAATATCATTCAAAGGATTCTTACCGATTCCATTAGACATGGCTATCTACTACTTTTTAGCTTTGTACTTATTTATGAAATTCTTAATAGTAGTAGTACCAGTTGCTGCCATTGCATTTTTTAGATATCCACCAGTGCCATCGAGAGTGTTTGGTTTACCAGGAACTCTCATACGGCGTTCCATCGTTTTCTCAGTATATTCCATAACATCACGAATCCAAGACTTGAACATTACGTTCTCTTGAGTAACACAAATGAGATGATTAGTTCCCCTGCGAACAATCTCACCAATCAATCCGGTGTTGAGGTTCTCAACAATGTCACCCATTTTATAAATGAGTCCATTAACATATTGCTCACGAAGTCCCCTCGTATCAAACTTTGGAGCAATCTCCCACATTTCTGCAGTGACTGCTTTCTTCTTAATCTTCATACCAGTGCGAACTGCATCATAAAGTGCTTGAGCATCAGCGTCCTTTACGCTAGAAGGAACACCTCTCTTAAATGCTTCAAAGTCGTCATCAACAACTGCTTTTCTCATCTTGGATGCAGACATTCCTTCTACACCTTCAGCATCTGCATCTCTAACCCCTGCAGACACAACACGAATGTCATCAAAGTTGTATAACTCACCATTATATTTGGTGGCAAGACTTTCAAACTCAGACTGACGATCTGAACCGACGATGATGGTTACATTTTTGTACTCACCATCAGCAGTTTGTAATACATTGAAGATAGATCTCATCTCATCATCATTAACGATGTTCTCATCAAAGTCTGGGAACATCTTCTTCATGAAAGAGACTTTCATATCAGGATCAAGAGGATTTTTCTTAGGATCCTGTGTTCTTGATGGATATATTTTTAAATCTCCACCAGCGGCAGTCTTTCTTGCCATTTGAAGCAATTTTTCATGCCCAACAGTTGGGGGGTTGAATCTACCAAATGCAAGTGTGAGAGTGTCCGTACTTGCTTCTTTTTCTTCACCACCCTCTTCTTCACCACCTTTTTTCTTCTGCGGTGCTTTGTCCACAGACATTGTTTTTGTCTTGAGAACAGGAGTTGTTTTCTTTGTGTTAGGAGTTTGATCTGGATCCTTACCAGGTTTCTGATTCTTATTGAAAAATTTTAACTTACCGTCTTCTGTCTTCGCAACAAACTCTCCAGCACGATTTAACCAACCACCGTGTCCATCACCTTTCAAACCAAGTTTTCTCGCCTGTGTTGCAGCTTGTGACTCCGCTTCACCTAGGAACTTAAAGAAACTTTTCATGTATATACGTTTTCCTTATAAGTTATTTATCGAGTTGAATAATCTGCTTTTAAGAAATTCACATCATTATCTAAATCATAAGGAGATTTTTTGGGTTTTGTGACTACCTGTAGTGCTGTAGTAAACCGATAATTGTCGATTGGACGACTTCCTCCACGTTTAACCCTAATGCGAATTCTTAATTTAGGATTGAACTGTGGAACAGGAAGTTTTGCAGGGTTTTGCTGCATATAATATAATCCATATCCACCCACTTGAATATAATATGTCTTCTTAGTAGCATAATAATCCCAGAGTGCCTTTGTACTTATTGGGAGAAATGCATCTTTAAATCTTGCGTAATCAGATTTAACCATGTCGTCAGTGAATGACTTTGACGGTATCAATCCTTTATTTGGATCTCCTTTACTTCCCCATTTATTATTAACGAACTTCAGAATACCGACTGCATTTAAGAGATCACGCATCTCTTGTGCTGCTGCTGTTTTTGCTCCTCCTAATCCCCACTTCTTTTTCTTAAAATCATACGAAAGAGAACCTTGTCCATAGTCTGCCTTTAGATCAAGTTTAATCTCTAATTTATTATCTTTGCCCCCATACAAAAACATAGCGTCGGGAGCATTAGCATCAGAACCTGCAGGAGTAAAACCCGCAGGAACTAAGTCTTGTGCTTTCAACGCTTTATGAATTTTGGTTTCGTATATAAAACCTGCTTCGCCAGCCATTTTTTTTCTAACTATTTAGAGTTTACCTTCAACAAAGGCATCACCAATAACTCTTGTATAATCTTCTAGTGTTCCATCAATCTCACACTTAAGATGCCATCGTGTCATATCAACAACATCATCTTTTTTTAGTCCAGTAAGCATTTTTCTTCCCTGAACAGTCATAGTGCTAAAAAGTCCAAAACGTGTTTTCCAGACATAAAATGCTTCATCGATCAGTTCTGAACCATCAGGAATTTGAATCGTCTTCTGTATTTCCGTCATTTGATTTGTTGAATCCAAAGGGGCCTTCCTTTTTGTCTAGTGCGAGTTTAAGTGCAAGTCCACCGACTGCTTCCATAACTTTAAGAACTTGTTCTGGTTTTGCATCTTCACCAAGTTCTTTTGCCACATACCAATACTTAGGCCAAAACGTTTCTCCAGCCTTTTCGTAGTCTTCAAGTGTCAGTAGTTTCATTCTTTGATGCCTCTCGCCGTTGTTCAAAATCTACTTCAATTTCTTTATTAAGTCTTCCAAGAACTCCTCTTACAAGTTGCACACGTTCAGATGCGAAAAATTCAGAGTCGTCTTTAGTATGAAGAAACAAAGCGTTAGCAATCGCTGCTGCTTCTCGCGGATTCATTTCAAGTTTAATCACAGATCACCCTCCTTGCGATTTTCAGAATAGTATTCGTCGAATGTTCCCTTAGGATATCGAGCACTGAGTTTTTCAATATTCATATCAAGAATCTCTTCAAAGTTAGTATCAAGTGCCATGAATGCCTGAGCAAGATACCAGCAGATATCTCCTAGTTCACGTTTCATGTGGAACACATTGTCTTCATTATAAGGTTTACCTTGAAAGACAATTTTTTTTACAACTTCAGTAAACTCACCAGACTCTGCAGTCAAACCAAGTGCAGCAGTCAGAAGTTGAGTGGTATTAGTTCCATTTGCTTCAAGTTCTGCAAACCTAGTTGCCATGACAGCATAGTCAAGACTTGGAGCACTAGTGGTTTGCTTAACAAATTCAGTATAGTTGTTCATAAATCTACTTCAGGTAATTCAGATTGTTGTAGTTCTAGTTTTTGTCCTGCGACTTCAATGTATTCCACCTCTTGCCAACTGCCTCCAATACCACCGTCCATGTTAACTACAATGTCACGAGTGGGAAGTTGTTTGCTATTAGAAACATTAATGATGTCACCTGGAAGAGGATTGAACGTGAAGTAATGCCCATCCTGGTATTTGTTTCTACTATGCATAAGGTTGACTGCATCTCTTTCGATACCACAGTCAGCAATTTTTTTGCCGTTTGGATCAAATACAGAATAGTAACCGTTCATTAGAATTTGAATCCATCAAAGGACTTTTTAGGTTTGTCTTCGTAAGTATACTCCTCATCCTGTCCACTGTCAACCATATCATTCTGAGCAGTCTGTTCACAATCATAAAGACGCATCTTGGCACGATCAATACCGACAATAAAACGCTTGTAAACAGTCGGATCATTGTATCGATTCTTCAACTGCTTTACCATAATTTGTCCCAATTCTTCTAGCTCTTCAGTACTAATTAGGGCAAACATAAAATCAGCAGTAGCGGGAAGTCCAAAGGACTCACTGGTATCAGTAAGCTCAACGTCAGAGCTACCATAACCAGAACGGGTAGTCTGGGTAGCAGATACGATAGGAACATTTGCTTCAACAGCTAGTCCTCTAAGTTCTTCAGCAATCGCCTTGATATAACTATATGAATTTACAGAAAGGTTTCCGCGATATCTGGAGGAAGCACATATATTAAGGTAATCAATAAAAATGATGTCAGGACGAAATGATTTCTTAATAGCTAGTTCATTAAGTAAACCACGGAAATGTCCTGCATGTGCTGACGCAGTAGGATACTCTTTAATAATTAGAGTGCCTTGAGTTTTTTCTGAGAGTTTTGTAACTTTACTCTCATACATCATCTTGGGAAGATCTGCTATCTCCTGAATGTTAACATTGAGCAAGTTTGCATCAATTCGCTCTGCAATCTTTTCTTCAGCCATTTCAAGCGTGATATATAACACATTTTTTCCGTTAAGGAGTGCCGAAGCAGCGACATGGCACATAAACAAACTCTTACCGACACCAGTGCCAGCCAGAGCAATATTAAGCGTTTTATTAGGCAAACCACCTTTCGTAATCTTGTTGAAATACTCCAAGTCGAATTCGGTTTTGTCTTCTTTCTTGTGGTAAGACTCATAACGTGCCTCATAATCCTGAAGATAATCGTGTCCCACATGAGTGTCAAATGACACTGCAAGGGCATCAGAGAGTATGGTTGGGATGGCATCACGATTCTTTTTTTCGTCCTGTCCATCCGCAATGGAAATAGACTCCATCAGTGCCAAATAGATGGCACGATCACGACACCACTTTTCAGTGGTGGATACCAACCAATCAAACTCTGTAGGTGCTTCTTCTAATGAAGAAATAAGTTGTGTGATTTCTTTATAATCACCATCAGTAATGTCCTGACGCTTCTCTGTTTCAATACAAAGAATCTCTTTGGTGACGGGTTTATTATATTGTTCTACAAACTTGAGAATCTCTTCATAGACAATTTTTTGACTACGATTTTCAAAGTAATCTGCTTTGATAAATGGAATTACCTTACGGACATATTCCTCATTATGAAGTAGGTTTCTAAGAATTAGAAACTCAACATTGTCCATAACTAAACTCCTGTTTTGCAATCTCGTCTAATTTTTCCATCACCTCCGGGGTGAAGTATTGTTCTGGATCTTTATAGATCGCCTTGGCATAGACTTTCTTACCATCTATTTCATAGCGTCCTGCTACATTTTTCCAGAGTCCTCCAAGTTCTCCCAGTTCGAGCAAACCATAGTAACGATCAAGGCCACGCTTATCATAATATAAACGAACCGTAACATCTTTGTTCTCCTTACTTAAACGCGACTTAGCAGTCTTTGCCTTGATAAGATTTCCGACGACTGACGTTCCATCCTTTTCTTTTTTCTTTGTGAGATAGATGATTGTAGATGCAGCGTACTTGAGTCCACTACCTCCACCCATTTCTTTTGTAGGAACATAAGCACCAATGACATCGTAAGTGTGATTCGTAACAATCATAGGAATATTTGCTTGTCCTAGTTTCAGAGTTAGCATCCTAAAAGCACCTTTAACAAGTTGTGATTTAGTCATGTCACGAACTTGCTTGTCATTCAGAACGTCTGTAATCTCCTTCTCTGTGGAAAGCATCCCCAAAGAGTCTAACACAAACATACATGGTTTGCGTTCATCTACAGGTTTTTTTAAGTATAGATCAACTGCTTTGAGTGCCTTGCTTCGGAACTCTTCAATCGTGACAACATTAACAACAGCGACACGATTAAGATCTAAACCCCTATCTGCGAGAAGAGACTTGTTAACAGCGGCTTCAGTATCAAAATATAAGCAATACCCATCGGGATTAGAATCCAAAAAGTTTTTGACGACAGCAAGGGAGAAAAAAGTTTTTCCAGTGCTAGACTCGCCAGCAATGGCAGTAATCTT